ATAATGTTTTCCATGATTTTAACTCCCGTAAATGTGAAAAACCAGCGGGCATGATTGCACCGCTGGTTTGGTTGTCTCATAAACTCGCATATATAGCAAGCTTATTTTTCAAAAAAGTTATCTTCGCCTTCGTCTGGCTGGTTTACTGGCGCGGCGGCTGAGCTCCGCATAGTCTTTGCCATAAAGCAGGCGGCCGATAAGCGTGAATATGAACATCAGTTATTATTCTCCCGTGTTTCCAGAATGAAGTTTAAATCCTGCAACACCCGAAAAACGTGGTTCTGGGGCTCACCCTCTTCATAAAAGTGTTGCTGTTCACTACACCAGTTGTAATCAATCAACTGGCGCAATCCCTTTAGCATCCGCTGTTCCATTGTTTCAGCCATTGGTCTCAACCTCGCTCATTTTCTGAAGAAAAGAATATGCCTCTTCTAAAGCAGGGTTGAACCATTTTGTCCGGTACTCTTCCGGACAATCTTCATTAGCGTGGTCACAGACAGTGGCTAAATGCGACAAAGCTTGCTTCAGGTAATCGGGATTCGGTTGACGCAAAACAAGCTCACCAACTTCCGCCCCGTCCCCCAAATACGAAAGGTCATAATTTGGAATAGTAAATTCCATTGTTTGACCGTCAGGGTGAGACAGCACGTTATCCGCTTCGTCTATTACCATAAACGATAGGTCATAAACCCCAATCGTATATTCTTTATTTGAATCGAACATCGTTTTACTCCCGTAGTTTGTGAACGATGTCTCATATATATGCGATTATCTAGGACTAATCAAGTCAAAAACAGTTTCCCAATGAAAAGGCTGTTGGCACCGGAGCAACGGTTCAACATCTGCTATGCCGTCCATCTTCAAATCAACTGCCGCATTTGCTGGATACAAAAGACATTCTGCCGGTTCTGTCGGCTTGGTTTGTTTCTTAATCAGTATCCAACAGGAACCGTGCTGGTGCTTGGTAAGCCACGCAACTTGGGATGGTCTCAGGTCAACACGGTTGCTGGTGGTAAACTTCAACTCAACAAAATGAAACAGGCCGGACTCATCACATATCATCAGGTCAGGAATACCTGCCCCGATGTAGTTTTCAATCCTCGTTAAGTTCCATTTCTTCCGCGTTCTCTGCGCCGCTTCCTTCACCTGCTTGTAAAAGCCTGCCTCTCGCTTTGTCGCGATTGCTGGCATTGTCTTTTTCTTCGGGAGTGATGTCGATTGTGATCGGGGCATAGCTGTTCTTTATCTCCTCAAGTGCTTTCAAAACGTCATCCTTACTCATGCTGTCGATTGACCCATGACGGATTTCTGATTTGCTGACATAGATGTCACCCTGCGCTTGCCCCCTGCGATACTCAGCTTGAACGGCGGCAGAGTAAGCCCCGTTCTGAATGGCCAAATCCCGTATGCTTTGTAAGTCCCGTAAATGCCTTTGGTAGGTTACCCCAAACTTTTCGTCCAGTTCCCTGCGATACGCATTGATTGCCGCAACAACGTGCGGGGACATATGAGGGTTTGTTAGCTCATACGCCCTAGAGTGGGCAGAGCCTGCGGCGTAACCAGCATTGATTGCCGCTTCCCGTAAAGTTATCTGCCCGTCCTTACTGACAAGCTCTTTAACAAAAAGCTCCTGCTTGCGAGTCAGGGGCTGTTCGATTGTGGCAGGGGGACGACCCCGCCGGTCACGGGGCTTTCCAGTGACTTTGCTTTTGCCGGTATTAGTCATAAATCTTTCTCCAGTTAAAACGGCCTACTCCCATAGTTATACACGGATACACCTATATAGGTCAGAAAAAAGTTTTTTTATTTTTTTTGATTTTGGGCGCATTAAGGGAAATCTTGTATTTAACTGGTAACATTTTAGTAATCTGTGGTGTTACCCTTTATGTTACCCTCTTTTTTGTTGTGTACTATACATTACAGAGACAGGTAACACCGGTAACGCTGGTAACACCTATTTTTCATCGTTTTTTATTTTTCTTAATTTTGCTCCTATATAGGTGTAACGCGTTACTACAAGCAAAAAGGGCGACCCGAAGGCCGCCCTCTAAGAGCCGTGAGCCGCGGCTCACTTGTATTTTTTCAGGAACCGTTCGATTTGACGGGCTTCCTTTTTGTGGATGCTCAGCATTTCGGGGTAACCTGTGGAGCCGTCCCAGCTAGTTAGGTCACGGATATTGTGGTATGCAATATCCAGCCTGTTTTCCGCTTCACCGATAATATACTCATTTGAGTATTTGTCGTTGACTTCGGCTTCCAAGTTGTCGGCGGCTAGTAGGCCGTCTTCAACATCAATGGTTCCGAACTGGTAAACCAGTTCATCGCACTTGAAAGCATCGCGGACGATAGGACGAATAGAATTGGTCATAAGACCCTCCCGTAGAAATTAACAATGTGAAACAGCGCACCCCGCCCATCGGGGCAAGCACAATCATTCCTGATTGTTCTTATACTATAACATACAATCCCATATATGTCAAGTTAATATTTTTAAAAAGTTATCCATTTTTCCACGCATCCCAAATTAAAAAGGCCAGCAGGGCGAACCCGCTGGCCAGATATGAGATTATAAAAATTGAGCCGCCGTCCATTAGTGTTTGGTTTCTTCTTCCACTTCGTAGGCGGATGCGAAGGTTGCGGCTTGGTTCATGGCGGACGATAGCATCCCCATTGTGGTTGAGTTATCTGGGCTGGACACCATGAGGCGGAACAGTAGCGCGGTCAGTGCGCCGCCCATTGCGGCACCTGCTTGCAGATCGCTGGCATCGAAATCGTCCAGCAGTTCGTTCATCATATCGCTAGCCAGATCGAAATCTTTTTCTAAATCTTTGCTCATCCTCTTTGTATCCTTTGCCAAGCCGCTTGAATTTCGGCGGATTTTTCCACGGCGTCATGGCTAAACTGCCCGTGAGCCGCGGTATGTGATGCGTGGAGGTCTACGGCTCTGGCTACAATCGCTGTTGCTGTTTGCCAGTCCATTGTCCGCGCTTTCTCTTTAACAATATCATTTTTCTTCATTGCTGTCGTCCTCATACATATTGCCATCAATTTCCAGATGGATATCGTTATATTTACAATATCCGATAACGCCCCACATTTTGTTAGCTGGGGCGAACCATTCGTAGATTAGGACGCGTGGTTTTCCGGCATCGCAGATTATCAGGTGCATCCAGTAGTCTTTTTCTGAAGCCCATGACAGGTGGCGTCCTTCGCTGGCACTAGCGGTAAATTCTCCGGCTAGTGCTGAGATGTTAGAGATTGCCCATGCGGCATCTGTCCAGTCTTTAATCATATCACACCAACCTTTTGAAAATGAGCGCATTGGTTTGGCCGCCGATAACTTCGTAGGCCGTGACGCGTGTGACGCCATCATCGTCCCAAGCATTTAGATCGAAGACCCGTGAGCCGCAGTGGACGCCGCGCCAGTCGTCATCCGCGCCGATAGAGTCTACGTCTTCGCGGAATACAAAAGCATTTGCGGTCAGGAAGCCGGACTCATATTCGGACAGCTTCAGTTCGGGTTCTTCTTCGCTTTCGCATTGAACATAGCAGGTGTGCAGGTCTAGCAGTCCGAAAGACCAACCGCCGTCGTTTTCGACATCTATGTCGATGCCAATTAGATGTTGGGTTTGTTCGGCGGCTAGTTGCCTAGCAATTTCTTCTGCCTTTGTTTCGTTATCTGCCGTGATAGAGAAGTTTCTATCGTGGTATTGAATAACTTCAATTTTTACATCAAATTCAGCCATTGTTGCTCTCCCTTGCCTTACGGATCATTTCAACCGACTCTTCATAGGTGTGCTTTACAGCAATCCCGTTGACCGACGAATAATGTTGGATTTCGTATTCGATAGCATTAATTGGGCGTTTAATACTTCCCGACATAACCACAAACCGCGAGTCGCATAAATAATACGAACCCCCATCACGAAGCTCCAATTCCAATTCGATAAACTTTTCCATTTTTATCTCCCGTAGTGATATTTAACATAACTCTTATATAATCCCATACATTAGATATGTCAAGCGCGGTTACTCCAGCGGTGCATCCGCGGTGTTTCCAGCGCATCTTTTACGGACATACCTGAAGCTAAACGGCGGCTTAGCGCATTAGCGGTTATGTCGTGAACTCTGGCCGCTTCAGCTAACGAGCGGTATCCCAGTTCCCGCACCTGCTCTAAGCGGTTTTGTGTTTCGGGTGGTGGATTCCAACCACACGATTGTCCGCCACCTACTTTTGTGGTTAGAGCCTGTTCAATAGACCAGCCCTCACGGACGCGCTGAGCAACCAGTTGAGGGTTCATTCCAAAGGCTCGTGATGCGTGGGTCATGGATTTATATTCGACATTGAAGGCGGTAACGGGCGTCAGCTTTTTATTGTAAGGCGTGATGCGCGGTTCGATTTCGAGGGCTTGCTCTACAGACCAGCCGAGCTTCTTTATCCTACGGTGTGCGGTTTTATAGTCGATGCCATATTGGTCAGCGGCTTTTTTTAAGGTGGGGAAGACGGTGCCGCACACTTCAACATCTGTTATTTTCTGGATTTTAAACTTAGTCAGCCCGTGTTCTTTTCTAAGTTTAAAAAGAGTGGGATTGGACATCCCGTATTTTTTAGTTATTTGTTTACACGTTGCCCCTTCTTTAAGCTCGTCGAGTATCTTTTGGCGGATATTTTTATCGAAACGCAACAAATACTCAGCCGGTTTTTTGGTCGCCCCTGACCGTTGCAGGATGCGATTTATGGTGCCGCGCCCGACGCCATACTTTTCGGCCAAATCTTCGGTGGTAATTTGATGGCTGGTATAATCGTCGATGATTGCCTGTGTTTGGTCTCCAGACAACTTCACGCCGTAGCCGCCCATTGGTGCGCCGACTAGGCTGTTCAGGAAAACAACATCGGGGAATGCTTTCTTCATTTTTGCAATTAGCGCAGTTTCAAAGGGCGCGATCCGTGATGCGCGGTATTTTTTAGGAAACACTTTAAAAGAAAAACAGTCTTCGCGGTCTTGCATTGCCTCAAACATGAAACGGTCACGTTTATTGACGCTGGTTTCACCCTTGTTTCGGGCTTTTGTGATGTGTTGCTTAAAGCGCAGGTTAGGGTCAGTGCTTGACCCGACATAGATACCGGTCTTTACGCCGTGGACAATCAAGACATATAGCTGGCTTTCTCGCTCAGCGTTGCCGGACACTTCAGCGGGGGTTAAGCCTTTGAGGCCAAGTTGTTTGCCCCAATTACGCACGATGCCGTAGTCGTTGTTAGACAGTCCACGGTTGCGGCAGGCTTGCAGGATAGAGACTTTCTTTTGTGCCGCGTACTCATACATCTCACGGACTTGTTCATCAGAAAATTTTCTAGATGGCATTTTATTCTCCCGTAGTTAACATAACTCTTATATGTTCTTATACTACATATTGTCAACACATAAAAAACCCCCAGAACTTGACGCTCTGGGGGCTTCACTACGGGAATGTAAAGCTTGGGGGCTCTACAAGTCCCTTTATATACGACTGTATGGGAATTGCAACATATATTTTTAGTCTAACTCGTCAGGATTTATAAGTCCTCGCTCTAACGCATCCAGCAGTTCATCATCTGACAGGCGGTCTATCTCACGGGCGGCGAACTTGCGTTTAGGTGCCTTCTTCTTTTTGGTAACAACTTTTGGAAATTCAACAACTTTTTTAATATCGGCAGACACTTCGATGGTGGCATACCGGTGTTTACACTTCAGGCATTCTCTGTTCCGGCGTATTGTGCCGTCATCCGTAGGCCGTGAGTTATAAACTTTGCTTTTTGATTGACACTTCGGGCATATCACTTTGGCCTCCAATACTTAATTTACATACATAACATTTTAAAGAGCCGTCATCCGCGGCGGGCGGCATAGTAACTAAGCATTTTGGGCATCTACCGGAGTCCAGTGCTTTTTGGATACGTCCGGCATCGCCAAAACTTGGGTATTGCAGTTCCCTATTCTTCGGTCTCTTCATCATCTTCGATTTCTCCTGATCCGTGACATAGCTCACACTCCATGATGCGGCCTTCTAACTCTCCGCCGCGCCATGCCATTGGTGCGGGGACAGCTACTTCATATTCACACTCTCCCTCACCGCCACATTCTGGACAAGTTTTATATGTCATCGGTTACCTTCCCATCTGTAGAAGATGTGGTCATTTATCCGGACGGTTTGGTATTTGACATCTGCCCAAGCTGGGTTGACGTAATTGGCGTGATAATGTGTTGCGCCGTCAGTTGGATCGTATGTTCGGTTAGACATTGCCCCGAAGGATGCCATCACGGCCACTTGCCATGCGCGGTCATCACGAGGTTTGTCTGACTTGCCATCACAATAATAGCTGAACTGACACTTATGCCGGACGGGGAAATCTGCCTTCCAAGCATAAGTTGGCCCCTGCTTAACTACATCACAGATTGTGTTGGGGAACCGTGCATCTTCTACACGGTTTAACACAACGTGGGCTACGGCAGACTGCCCGACAAAGGGTTCGCCCCTTGCTTCAAAGTAGACTGCCGTAGCGAGGCACACTAGAGCGGCATCAAGCACGGCCTAGAGCCTTTTGCCGGTCGTAGTAGTCTAGGTTATGCTTCCGCACCAGTTCTTTATTATTTTTGTTCCAATGCTTTCTGGAACACTTTTTAGAGCAGAACTTGCGCTGTTGACCCGTGAGCCGTGTGCCGCATTGGGCGCAGTTTTTCCTGCCGTTCTTGCGCTTTACTTCGCGGCTGACTACAGGGGCTCTTTCCACCTTTTTAGGCGGGGTTTTATTTTCCGCCATTGTGGCGGC